CCGCCCCGCAGCGCCAGCAGGAAGTCGTGGTAGTAGCCGGCGATCAGTTCGGCCTTGTCGGTGCCGTTGATGATGGCGCGTGCCGCGACCGGCCGCTCGACCTGGTCATTGAAAAACTCCTCAAGGCAGCGCCCGGTGAAATCGCCCACCCCGGTCTCAGCTTTCAACATGCCCTCGAACAGCACGGCGACCGCCACGTCCGGACGGCATGCCGCTTCGGGATCTGCGACGAGGTCGAGTCCCGGAAAGTGGCCAACCAACGCAGCCGTCATGATGCGATAGTTGCGCTCCCACGTAAGCTGGACGAGTCCCCTGCCGTAGTAGGGGTAGTAGCGGAGATGCGTGCGCCGCCAGTCCTCGGAGAGCCAGTAGGCTTCCCTCACCGGCTGCATGGTGGCGTTCGTCTCGTGCTTGGCGGTCGCCAGCATGTAGGCCAGCCAGCGGAGGTCGGTCAGGCCACGCCGCTCCCACTCGTCCAGCACGGCCGTCATGCCGTCCACCTGGGCCTGGGTCAGGGTGCCGGCGAACAAGCGAGCGCGCGCAGTGTCGAAGAAGGTCTTGCGGTTGAGCATTGGCCGGCTCCTCAGGATCCACGCGGCGAGACGTTGACGACAGCCGATGTCGTCCCGACCCGCGTGATGGTCGAGACGTAGCGGTAGTCGCCGCCGTCGTTCGGGATCGTGAACACTTCCTTGTTCCCCGCCCCGATGGGCGTGCAGCTCGTCGTCGCCCGCACGTTGGGGCCGCCGAGCAGGAAGTACAGGGTGACCCCGCCGTCGTTGAACACCGTGATCGTGTCGCCGTTGACGGCGGGAATGGCGACGGCCGAGCTGGCGGCCGTCGACGTCGCGACCTGGACCCCCTGCCCCCCATTGGCGAGTTCCAGGGGGTAGTTGATCGCGTAGACGAACGAATACGGGGGCCTCGGGAGACCGTTGCTCATCAGTCGTGTCCGTCTCGGGTGAGCGCCACGCTGTCGGCGTGGTGGCGACCGCCTCCAGTCAGGAAGGCGGAAAGGGTCTGGAGCCAGCCGCCGACCATCCGCGCACCGTCGCGCCACGGCGTCTGCCGGTTGCACCAGTCGGTGGCGATCAGGAAGCCGGTCAGCAGGGTCGAGACGGCGAAGGTCAGGGCGGCCCACGGCAGCCAGCCCGAATTGAGCGGGCTCAGGGCCAGCATGACGATGCCGACGAAGATCGCCATGCGGGCGACCAGCAGCGCGGAGAACTTCTGGTTCATCACCAGGAACAGGAAGTGGATGGCCGCCGAAACGGCCGCGATCAGCCCGACCATGACCCACCAGCCATTCCCCATGGCGCTCGGTGGCCCCCAGAGCGCATCCTGCCAGTGGAAGTCGCTCGGCAGATACTCGACGCCAGCGGCGAACAGGGCCGCGGCGATCAGGCAGAAGGCGGCATAGCGCGCGACCTTCTTGGCGAGGACGCTCATTTGCCGCCCTCCTTGCCCGTCACCCGCTGGATCGCCGCGTCGGTGATGTCGTCGGCCTTGGTCTCGATCCGCCGGCCGCCCTTCATGACCGCGAACAGGAGCGGCATGGCGACCAGGCCCGACACGGAGCCGATGGCCGGGGCCAGGAACTGGTGCCAGCCGAGGTAGCCGTTGAGCGCCGCTGTCGCCGCCGACGATACCAGCACACCGGCAACGATCACCGTCAGGCCCTGCCGGACCGTCGGGTCCTTGGTCTGCCAGAGGACGAACGAGCTCGTGCCGATGGCGAACAGGAGCGCGACGCCCAGCGTCTCACCGAATCTGTTCCAGAAATCGTGCCAGGGATGGTCCATCACTGCCCTCGGTGCGGAATGCCACATTGCGGTTCTCCGATGTGTGCTGTCCTTCGGTCAGCCGTCATCGGCGGGTCACTCCGTCGCTGGAGGTGAGACTCCCGGCCGGGATGGCCGTCTCGGTCGGGGGTCGCTGCATACTCATCGCAAGGCCGTCCCATCGGCCTTCTGATAGCCCAACATCTTCCAGACCACAGGCACGCTGGTATCGCTGTAGAAGGTGCAGGAGTCGCCGGCCGCCGTGGTGATGTTCGTGGCGTTCTTGCTCAAGAAGAAGTTCGTGGAGTGCACAAGCGTCTGTGCGCCCGTGAAGATCAGTTCGCGCCGGATGCCGCGCCGAGGGCCAAGGCCGACGATGCTCGCGCCGCTGCCGGTGACGGAAACCATCATCTTGGGCGATTGGCCAACATCGACCATCACCCCGTATGTCAGGTTGAATGTCGCCAAGGCCCCGCTGCCGTCGACCGAGGTCGGGGTGACGGGGTTCGTCGGCGCCACGCTGTACTTGCCGGCCCGATAGATGCTTGCGGTCTTCGGCACGAGCAGGGCGTTCTTGAACGTTGCGTTCCGCGACACGTAGCCGGTGATCGTAAAGCGCGCGCTGGTGCCCTCGCCTGTACTCTCGCGCTGGTCAAGCACATAGGACGGCGAGAGCGCCACGAACTCGCCGGCGAACACGAGAGAGCACGCGGTGATGCCGCCGTTGCTGTCGACCGCATCGACCTGAATCGTCGGCCACTGCGCCACGCCGTCGATGCGGACCGGCGTGCCGCTCGCCGCGGTGATTATGTCGCCAACCGCGTGACGCCGGCCGACGCTGAGAATCGACACCGAGGTCAGGTAGACGTTCTTGCCGCTACCCGTCGTGCTGTACTGGCCGAACGTGCTGGGCGCGGTCGTGTAGTCGCCCTTGTTGGTCAGGCTGCCGGTCAGGATCTTCCCGTTCCCGTCCACGGTTGACACTGTGTACGTGGCGCGCGTGGTCGGCGTGCCGCCGTCCAGGGTAATGACATCGCCCGGCGCGTGCAGCTCGCCGCCGCTATCCAGTTCGATGCTGGCGATCTCCAGCGTCTCGACGCGGATGCGAGTGGCGCGACCGCTGGCAGCGAGAGTGCCGCCCGGCACCTCGAGGACTTCCCGGCCGCGAAAGCTCGTGACGACCGATGATGTGCTGTCGACCGTCACCGACAAGGCGCCGGTCTGCGTCGTCATCGAATAGGCCGGCCCGACCAGAGCGTCGGCGAGGTTGGTGGTCGGCGCGGTGACGAAGTATTCGGCCTTGCCGACCGCCGTGCCCTGGCCGATCACGAGCGCCGGACGGCTGTTCTGCCGGTGCCGGGTGAACTCCCAACCGCCGTCGCGGCAGCGCTCCTCGATGTCGTATTGGCCAGCGCAGTAGATCAGCAGGTCGCCCTGCGTGCCGGGCGTGCCGGTCACCTTCACGTCGTCGAACTTCTGGTTTTGGATCAGCGTCAGGTTCTGCGCCGGGCCGGTGACGTAGTTCAGGTGCGTGCCGTACCAGACGGGGTTGATGTGCTCGATGCCGGTCGCCGTCACCTCGTCGGTGTCGTCGATGTACATGCCCCGGCCGCAGTTGTGGCTGACGCAGTTGATCCAGCGATGGTTCCGACTCTTGTGCGAGCGGAACGCGATGCCGGCGCGGGCGACGGTGGCGTTGATGACCTCGGTGTACGGGCCGCGCAGGGTGATCGCCGTATCGCGGTCAAACTCGTCTGTCTCGGGATTGTCGTCGGCGTTCCACGCCGTATTGGTACAGACAACATCGACGTTCGTGAACTTGAGGTGGCCGGCGGCCTTGTGTGAACCGATGACGCCCCCGCCGTAGCCGCGAGCTCGCACGCCGTCCACGGTGCAGTGAAGCGACGGGGTGTACTCGCCGCCGCCGAAGTCGATGCCGTGCGTGCCGCCCTCGGACGACAGGTTACGGAACATGCTCAAGCCGGTGCCGGTCGCCGTCGAGAGCGAGCCCTGGCCGGACACCGTGCCCTCGCCCGCCAGCGTATCGACGTCGAGGCGGATGCAGTTACGCCACGCGAAGGCTCGCGAGGTCGAGTGGCGGGCCCGGATGTCGTACATCTTGGCGTTGATGCAGCCAGCCAGCACCAGGGCCGAGCCGGCGCCGCCCTGGAAGCTGTTCACCAGGTCGTAGGTGAAGCACAGGTTCTCGACGACGACGTTGCGGTTGGGCGCGTTCCAGTATCCGACCTTGGCGCCGGCGGCAAAGTCGAACTCGGTGATGCTGCTGAGCTCGACGTAGTCGGCGTCGATGATCCGCTCAACCTTGACGAACGAACCCCGGTAGTAGGCAATCGAGCCCAGCACCGCGGGGTTGAATGCCACCGATCGGTACGGGATCGGCTGCGTCGGATCCGCGATGTACAGCTGCATGTCCCGGGCGAGCCGCTGGGTGGCCGTTTCGCCCGATGCCGTGGTCGTCAGCTTGACGATCAGCGAGCCGGCGCTCGTGTCTTCCGCTAGCGTGATCGGCGAGAGGTTCGCCGCTACCCAGTTGACGCCGTTGGTCCCGCTACCGACGAGTATGCCGCTCTGGTTGAGCGGGTTCACATAGATGAGGTTCGAGTCCTCGTGCGCGCCCCGGATGCGCAGCCCCGAAGCGCTCGGAACGCTCACCCCGTTGCCGGTCTTGTAGATGAAGTTGCCCGGCGGGATGACGCACTCGCGCTTGGTCTCGATGCCGGCGTTGAACAGCGCCTGGAGCGCGGCGGTGTTGTTCGTCGCGGTCGCGGCGTTCGTGCTGCCGTCCGTATAGACGACGCCGTCCGCCACCCCGCCGAAGTCCGTGAGGAGCAGCGGGGAGTCGGCTGTCTGGCGCCATATGGACGGAGAGCGCAGCACGAGGGGGCGCCTATTCCTCTGGCGGATCCCAGGTGTTGCTGATCACCCCGTGCGGCCGCATGGCGGGGCCGCCTTCGGGCTCGGTGATGTACGGCGGGCCGTAGAACGGCAGTCGCCACTGGCCGTGCGCGTCGAGCACCGGCGGGTCGCAGAACAGGTCGCCGGGCGCGACCTCCGCCCACCGCGCGTTCGCCCAGTCGGCGTAGTCGTTGGCCTCCTGCTCGTAGTCGGCAGGCCAAAGGATCGAGATCGTCGCCATCAGATTGCCCTCCTTCTTGAACGCAGGAACGAACGGATCGCCCACCACTCCGCGTCGGTGAGGACGCGGTTGAAGCCGGCCAGCAGGTGGATGGCGATGTTGCCGAAGCCGTTGACCGTGCTGGCGGCCTGGGCGAACAGGCGGTGGCGCGTGGCCGAGGCGAACAAGGGGGTCGCCGTCACCGTCGGCGAGGCGTTCGACACGACGTCGTCGACCCACAGGAACGGCACGGCGCCGTTCGGTATGCGCCACCGCACGATGCACTTGCCGGTGTAGTCGGCGATGCGATTGCCCGGGATCGAGGCACTGGCGCCCTGGCCGATCTGGACCGACAGGCCGTTCCGGTTGCTGACGACAGCGCGCTGGACCAGCAGGCCGTTGTTGCCGCTGTTCGGATAACTGAACATGCTGCGCGTGCCGGCCACGCTGGGCGCGTCGAGCTGGTTGACGACTCCCACGAAGTCCATGGACCCCGACAGGGGCCACCCCGAGATCGCCCCCGCCGTGTAGGACAGGTGGTCGTCGCTGCCGTCGCCGGTCACCCAATCGCCGTTGAAGGTCGGGCGCGCGGCCGATGTGCCCTGCACTAGGGCCGTGCCGCTGATCAGGTCGGTCCAGCTCGAGACCTGGTTCGTGTTCACGATGGTGAGCGAGGATGCCCGCCAGGCATCGAAGCACATGAAGCAGCCCGGCACGGTCGCCGGATGGACGGCGGGACCGTCCGCGAACAGCAGGCGCGCGACCGTTGGGTTCACGGCCGGCTACCCGGCCAGCAGGGCGTGGACGGTGCCAGCGAAGACGTCGCCGCTGCCCGGCGTGTAGCCGGTGTTCGTGATCAGGTAGGCCCACAGGCTGCCGCCGGACGGCACCACCACGTGCCAGTTCGCCGGAGTTGCGCTGCCGACGTAGAGCGTCGAGGTGTAGGCCACCGGGGAACCGAGATCGAGGAAGCCCCGGAACGAGGCGCGATCGCCTGGCGGTAGCGTCCATGCGGCGTTGTCGAGTAGGGCCGAGGGAGGCGTCACCGAGTAAAGCGCCAGTTTGAAGCTCGACATGCCGGAGATGATCGCGGCGATGTCGATCTCGAAGCGCGAGGTGGTGAACTGGATGTGGCCGCCACCCGTCGGCCCGATGTTGGCCAGCTCGAAGGCCGCGAGGCCCGGCGAGCCACCGCTGTTGACGCCGATGACGTCGCCGGCGGCGTAGGCGTTCGTGTCGGTCGTGCGCGCGATCGAGAACGAGCTGCTGTACCCGATGCCTTGGAACTTCAGGGTGCTGCTGCCGCCGATGCCGACAGGGCTGGCGATACCGCTCGCGTCGACGCCCATCAGCACCGAGCCCATGGCGGTGTCGGGCGCGCGGCCGGAAACTGGATAGTCCATGCGCTACTCCTCTGCTCCTCAGTACCGCCAGCGATAGGCGAGGCCGGAATTGCCGAAGCCGTACCAGGTCGTCGTGCCGGTGGCGGTCGACCACTCGACGGCCTGGTAGAAGTGCTGGCCGAGCGGCACGATCGCGGCGTACTCGCCGCCGAGGGAGATGGTGTTGGTGCCGGCGACGGCCGCGGTTGACGTGCTGTTGACGGTCGACGTGCTGTCCAGGGCGACGCCGCAGGAGACCGCGACACCCGAGGTGTTCGTCGCCGCCGAGTTGTAGTCGACGTCGATCGCGTCCTCGGAAATCCCGGCCAGCAGCGTGACCCGCATGCTGTTGGAGCCATGCGCGGCCCGCCATGTCGCGGTCGAGTAGGTCCAGGTCCCCGAGTTGTCGCCAATGAGGCCCGCCGCGATGACCCGGTTGTAGAGGTTCCAGACGCCGAGCACGGCCGCAGTGCCGTTCGAGGCCACGCCACCCACGATCCAGTTGAGCTGGCTGGAACCGTCCGACATCACCGAGCCGACGTAGGTGCCGTAGCCGGCCGCCGGGCCGTTGGTGATCGCCACCTTGTTGACCAGCACGCCGTTGACGCGCTGCAACTCGGTCGTGCCGGCCCCGGTGCCGCGGGCCGTGGCCGATGTCCAGGCGGGGCCGCGGGTCAGGCGCAGCGTGCCGCTGTCGGACCAGACGAAGAGGTCGTAGACGCTGCTGGTCGTGACGGCGGCCGGCCCCGCCTTGCCCGTCGAGCTCGCCGTCGTGTCGTTCGACAGCTCGGTGAAGGCGGTCGGCGTGAACTGCGTGCCGTTCCAGATCGGGATGCTGTTGCCGACGTAGGGCGTGTAGTAGACGACGGTCGCGGCGCTGACGGTGGTCGTCATCACCGGCAGGGCCGTGGTCAGCGTCAGCCGGCCCTGTGCCGCTGGGATGGGGTCGCCAATACCGATCGCCGCCCGGGCGCCTGCGGCGGAAGTCAGCGGGTAGATGTTGGCGACGGTCCAGCTCGAGGGATCGGTCAGGTCGAGGGCGGCCCGCACCTGCGCGGCGCTGGTCTTCGGCAGGATGTTGGCCGAGACCCAGGTCGAGACACCGGTGACGTCGCTCGCCAGCACGCCGACATAGGGGTTGCCGTCGGCATCGAACAGCAGCGCGGAGTTGGCGCGGTCGGCGGCTGCGGACAGGACCGAGGGGTAGTCGGCGTCGGTGACCGGCACCGTGATCGACCGCCGCATCTGGTCGTTGAGCTGCTGGGCGATCTCGGTCAGCCGGTCGAGCGCGGCCTCGATCGTCGCCGGCCACATCGCGCCCTGGTTGCCCAGCGACGTCGGCTGGGTCACCGGGACGCTGCGCTGCAAGGTCAGCTTAGTGCCCGTGGCGATCGGCGACCCGCCCGGCGCGTAGGTGACCGTGACCGACGATCCGCCGAAGCCGGTGGCGCTGTACTGGCCCGAGGTCAAGACGGTATCGACACCGTCGGCATCGGTGTAGGTGACCACCAGGTCGGCGGCCTGTGTGACCGGAAATCCCGTGGCGAACGACGTCGCGACGCTGTTGCCCGCGAAGACGATGCGATTGCTGGTCGTCGAGACTGTCATGGGCTTACGCTACGCACCCAAGGGGGAGGCTCCCTTATACGGCTGGGCCCTCCGGGACCTCGCAAATGGGCAATAGAACGATCAAGGCAGCGCCCGGCCGAGGTCTGGCGCGCGCTGCGGCGCCGTGGTTCCGGGCCGGAACCAGAACTGCGTCTCCTGCTGCTTGCGGGCCTGCTCCTGGATGCGGGCGAAGGTGCCAGCGGCCTCCGGGTCGACCATCTTCTGCAGCGTGTCCCAGACCAGCCGATCGGTCGCCAGCCTGGTGTACCAGAGGTCGGGGGTGTACTTGTTGGCGAAGCGGACGGCCTCGCGCCCGGCGTGCGGCTCCCGGCCGGCGTAGGCGTCCTGCAGGTTGCCCATGGTCAGGCCCTGCAGGTCGAGTACGAAGCCGACCGAAGGCGTCACCAATCGCGCCGCGTCATCGATCTTTTTCGAGCTCATGAACGCCTTCATCTGCTCGCCGATGACGCCGAAAGCCCCGCCTTGTGCCGCAGCGTTGATCCAGAACCTGGTGCCGTTCTTGCCGTACATCGGCTCGGGGTCCTTGCCGGCGGCGAGGTTCTTCAGTTGCAGGCTGAGCGCGCCCAGCACCGTGGTGCCGATCACCAGCGAGGCGATGTACTGGCCCCGGAACCACTGGCCTTCGCCGTCGGCCAGGCTCTCCATGGCGCGGAAGAACTGTGTCATGAAGGCGGCCATCGGGAAGCCCTTGTACTGAGCCAGCGAGCGCAGTGCCTCGCCCTCGAGGGTGCCCGCCTTGGTCCCGCCGACCATGAAGGCCCGGGTCACGGCGTTCGCCTCGGGCACGGCGGTGCGCTGGATGCTGGAGATCGCGCCCAGCATGCGGGTGCCTATTGCCTGCTCTGCGCCCTCGCCCTCCCGCGCCAGCCGGGCCGGGTCGAGAAAGCCCTCGGTGGTGTACTGGCGCAGAACCTCCCATTCGGCCTCGCCCATGCCGTAGGTGCGGAAGGTGCGCTTATCGATCGCCGGCAGGTCTGCCCAGGCGCGGTCGGCCAGGGAGCCCAGCTTCGCCAGCAACTTGGCGCCGAAAACGTCTCGCAAAACCTGCGTATGGTGCGCGAGCCCCTGCGCGCGGATCACGACCTCGGCCAGCCGGCCGGTGACGCGGGAGAGACCGTTCAGCCCGGCGTCGACCTTGTTGCCGGCGCCGGACCGGCTGGCCACGTCGCCGATCGCGTCGCGCGCCGCGTCGTGCAGGCCGCGCAGCCCCACCTCAAGCACCAACCCTTCGCGCATCAGCATCGCCCGCTTCTCCGGGGTGATCGGGCCGATGTTCTTCAGGTAGTCGGCCATGATCTGCGTCATCGGCAGGCCGTGCCACGCGGCGGTCGCCTTGGTGAAGGCGAAGTCGGACGCGGCCGACAGGACCGCGCTGCCGAGCTGCACGCCCGACAGGAACTGCCGAAAGGACTGCGCCCCCAGTGCCAGCCGCTGCGAGACCGGCATCCCGGCCTTGCCGCTGCTGATCTCGTAGATGGCGGCCAGCTTGTTGGCGAAGAACCTGCTGCCGGTCTCCTTCTGGAACATCTGGATCAGGGTGCGGGCGGCGCGGTCGGGATTGGGGCCGAGCACCTGGGCAACGGCGAGGTCTCGCGACATGCCGTCGACGTGCCGCACCATCAGCTCGCCGATCGCGCTGTCGCCGACGCCGAAGGTGCGGTTGAAGGCCAGCCAAGCATCGTCGCTCGACCATTCGAAGGCGCGGCGGCGGCCGTAGCGGTCGGCCATGCTGGTGCTGCGCACGACCCCGGGCTCGATCCCGGCATCGCCGCCGGTCGTGATGTTCTCGTAGGCCCGGTCGACGATCTGGCGCACGCGGGCCTCGCCCTCGGCCATGCCCGGCGCGAAGTAGGCCTGCCCGTCGGCCTGCCAGTCCCGGATGCGCAGGTCGCCGCGCTGCCACCATTCGAGCATCTGGGCCCGGAAGGCGTCGGGGCCGACCGAGCGCACGGCGGCGCCGTCCCAGTGCTGCGGCAGGCGCCAGTCCTCGAGCTCGCGCACGAACACGCCGGCCCGGCCCATGGCGTCGCGCCACCACTCCATCGCGCCGATCCAGGCCTTCGCGGCCTCGCGCGCCGCCGGGTCGGCCACGTTCCGGCCGTAGAGCGCCGACACGACGTGCCGCGGCAGGATGCTGTCGCGCGCCAGGCCGAACGCCCGGCTCTGCAGCTTCGACATAAAGTCGGACATGATCGACTGCATGGTCGCGAGGTTGCCGCGGTGCTGCATGCCGATGCTGGGCGCGGTCTCGTTGCCGGCGACGCGCTCGCCGAACACGGTCATCAGGCCGTACTTCAGGTCGCGGGTGTTGGCCTTGGCCGCCTCCCACGCCCGGTCGACGGCGATGATCTGCTGCTGGACCTGCGCCCGGGTGCTGGTCGCGCGGCGCTCCATCTCCTTCGCGGCCTCGGTTGTGGCGAAGATGTAGGCCTCTGGGCCGGCGAGACCGCGCTGCGCGGCCAGGCGCTCGGCATCGGCCATCCGGGCGGCGTACTCGGCGGCGCCCTTGGCCGACAGCTTGCCGGCGGCGACCGCGGCGTCGAGGCAGTCCCGGATGCTCATGACGGCTTCCTCCGGCCTGTTTCGAAGTCTTCGCGGCCATCCAGCGCGTGGTGCACCAGCACCGATGGTTCCTCGTCGTCAGGAGTCGGCCGGCACCAGCAGTCCGTCTGATCGACGTGCTCCCGGAGATCGCCGATCGGCACGACGTGGACGTGGTCGCTCACAGCGCACCGATCGCGCAGCCCAGCGCGGCCGCGGCGTCCTTCTCCATCATGTCCGCTTCCTCCAGCGCCTTCGCGGCCGTCATCTCGGTGTCTCCGATCGCCACTGTGCGCTCGGGGTTCGCCTCGACCAGCCGGGCCGCCTCGGCTTTCAGCGCCGCGGCCTGCTCGGGCGGCATCGGCGCAGCGCCCGGAGCGCGCTCGACCGGCGCGGCGGCGCGCTCCGGGGCCCGCGGCGTCTCGGGAGCGCCCGCCAGCACCTCCCGCGCCACAGCCGCATGCCGCATCATCTCGGCCCGTTGGATGGCCTCGGCCAGCCCGGGCACATCGGCGGCCCCGAACTCGCGCGCCAACGTCTCGGCCGGCACCTCATCGGAGAAAGCGCGCGCCGCCGACATGTCGCCCAGCTTCTTCCGGGCCTGCTCGATCTCGCGCTCCACCTCGCCCCGGGCGACCTCGGCCTCGCGCTGCAGCGCCGCCCGCTGCTCGGCAATCTCGCGCAGCGCCTTGACCTGCTCGGGGAAGAACTCGGCCCGCGTTGCCTTCAGTTCCTGCTGCACCTGGCCGCGCGGGTCGACCGACTGCATGATCATCTCGCGCTCGCGCTCCAGATCGGCGCGCTCCGCCTTGCGCAGGCCCCGTTTGGCCAGCCGGTCCTCGATGTCGGCCAGCCGCGCCCCGGTGTCGGGGTCGACCACGTCGGCGAAGCCGATCTGGCCCATTTCCTCGTGGATGGCCGCGACGCGCTGGTCGAGCTCGGCCGCGCGGCGCTGCACGTCGTCGAGCTTGGCGAAGGCCTGCGGCCGGGACTGGCGCAGCACGGCCTCGAGCTCGGTGTCGGGCAGGGCGTGGATGCGGTCGAGCACGTTGCCGAGGCCGGTGATGGTCGGCCGACCGCCCTGCTCCCGCAGGATCGTGCCCAGCGCCGTCATGGGGGTGTCGAGGGTGCGCCCGAGCGCGCCAAGATCGACCGGCTGGCCCCGCAGCACGGCGTCCATCGCCCGACCCTGGTAGCGCTCGTGCAGCATCGGGTCGATGCCCAGCCGGTTCTGGCCGCTGTAGAGCGCCTGCGCTTCGACCACCCGGGCGGCGTCGCGGACCTCCAGCGGGGCCTTCAGCAGCGCGTCGGGCCGCTCCATCAGGCGCAGATGCACCGCCCGCAGGCCGCCGCCGAGCGCCGCGCCAAAGACGCCGGCCGCGCCGACGCTGGTCGCGATCTCCTCCCAGCCCTTGCCCTCGCCGTAGGGCGCGTCCAGCGCCTCGGTGACGCCGGCAAAGGCCGCATTCGCCGCGCCCTGGAACAGCGCTTCCCGTGAAACATTGCGCAGCACCGTCTGGCCGGCCAGCACCTCGGCCGCCGTCGGCAGGCGCGTCACCGGGACCGCCAGCGCCAGCACGTTGACCGGCTCGACCGACGACATGCCCATGGCCGCGACCCAGTTCAGCACGCCATTGCCGGTGCCCTCGTACCGCGCGGCCAGCTGCCGAGCCGAACGGCTCTCATCCTGTATCTGCTGGTCGATCAACTCGGGGTTCGGCAGGTCGGCGCCGACGTCGCGGGTCACGGCCCGGTGCGCGTCGATGATGCGCTGCTTCCGGGCCGCGATCACCCGGTCGGGCGAGAACTGCGGATCCAGCGCCTCCTTCGCCGTGACGCTGGCGTAGGGGTTCGGGAACTGCTCCCCGGTGGCCTCGTGCAGGGCGTCGATCGCCTTCTGCCAGCGGTCCTGCCGCTCGCCAGCGATCAGGAAGTAGCGGTTCGGGGCGAATATCTCGCCGGCCGTGGCCTCGACGCGCTCGCCAAGGCTGCGCGGCAAAGCCTGCAACGGGGGCTCGATCGGGCCGCCCTGGCCGTCGAACATGTCGAGGATGGCCATCAGGGCGCCACGTCATTGAGGGTCGGCGGGACCGGCCGGCGCCTGGGCTCGGTCGGCTTCTGGCCGCTGCCCATGATGCTGGGCGGGAACAACCGCGCTCGCTCATCGAGCGCCCGCAGGTCCAGCACGTAGGGCTGGCCGTCGGCGCGCACCAGCGGCCTCGGGTCCCAGCCGGCGCGCGGGTCGGGGATGCGGACGTAGTAGAGCCCAGTCTTGCCGGCGTTCGTCAGCATGCCGCGCCGGTACACCGCCTCGGCCGTCACCTGATCGCCCTCCTGCGTCTTCACGCCCTCGAGGTCGCCGTCGGACAGGGAGCGGAGCGCGTCGTCCACCTGATATTCGGTCATGTCCTTGCGCGGCGGCAGGAACGCTTGCCCTTTGCGCGTCATCGGCGCGCCGACCACCGCCTTGACGGCCGCGTCCAGCACGTCGGTGTCGACCGCCTTCTCGCCCTGCCGGCCGGCGCGGTGCATCTGGTAGGCGTAGATCGCCGCCACGGCCGCCTTCGTCGTCGGCTCGACGCCGCCGCCCATGTCGGTGAACACGTTGCCCAGCCGGTCCTGCAGGGTCTGCTGCCACGCGATGTCGTTCACCGGCACCTTGGCGTTGCCCTCGGCGCTGTCCCGGATCAACGTCGCTCCCTGCATGATCTGGTCGCCGACCTGCGGGTCGCCCTCGGCATAGAACGACAGCGCGGCGGCGTAGGAGCGCGACAGCGGGTCGGTCTCGCCCTTCCCGGCCAGCGCCTTGCCGACGGCAGGGATCATGCGGGCGGGCACCTGCTGGGCGATGCCCGTCAGCAGCGCGCGGTTGTTGGCGGCCGAGCCGGTCGAGAGCTTGCCGCGCATGTCGGTGATCTCGGCATCGGTGAAGGGGCTGATCTCGGGCAGGCCGCGCTTGCTCTGCACGTCCTCGGCGAAGGCGACGCGGCCGCGCATGTCGGTGAGCGGCGGCAGCGGGCGGTCGTAGACTTTGGCGCCGGCGGTGACGGGGTCCTTGGCGAACTCGGCGGCCTGCTGCGTCACGATGCGCTGCATGGCGCCGAGCACGGCGATGTTCTCGTTCGTCGGGTCCTTCTCGGTCTCCTGCCGGAATCGGTCGAGGGCATCCTGCTGCCAGACCTGCGGAGCGCCTGAGATCGAGGCCGCCCGGAGCTGCGCGTTCGCGTACTCGGACACCTCGCGGACCAGCGCCGCGTCGCCCGACCGAGCGGCGTTGTCCAGCACGCTCTTGGCCTTGTCGCGCAACTTGCCGACGTCGAGGCCTTCGTCGACACCCTTCTTGAGCCCGGCGAAGTCCTCGCGGGCCATCCTGACCGCCTCGGCCCGGCCCTTCTCGTCCGCCGCGATGATGCCGGTGGCCAGCGCCTTGGCCTTGCCGCTCAGCATGTCCTGCAGGACGCGCTTTTGCTCGTCGGCCGGCGTCGAGGCGAAGGACATCAGGCGGTCCTCGTTGGCCGCCAAGATGCCCATGGTGAAGGCCTTCGACGTGTCGCCCAGCTCGGCATAGGCGACCTGCAGTTTGCCGAAGGCGCCCTTCTGGTAGCTGCTCGGCGAAGCGATCGCCATCATGCCGGCGGTTTCGGCCAGGTCGTCGAGCCCCTTCATGCGCGCCGTGCGCTCGGCCTCGACGGTCGCCGACTGCTTGCGCAGCTTCGTCACGATGCTGTTGCGCTCGCCGTCGGTCAGTGTCGGGTCGGTCGATGCCTGCTGGATCAGCTTCTCGCTGTCGGCCTTGTCGGCGCCGACCAGCTGGGCCTTCAGGTAGCCCTGCACCTTCTGGACGTAGCCGCGCGTCTCGGCCGGCAATGCCTCTGGGTTGCCGCCGCCCTTCAGCCAGCCGCCGGCATTGCCCGGCCCCCAGTTGTAGGCGATCAGGGCCTTGTTCACGTCGCCGCCGTTGGCCGCGAGCTGTTGCGCGAGATAGCGGGTGCCGGCGAAGATGTTCTCGCGCGCGTCGTTGACGTCCTTGACGCCCAGGTCCTTGGCCGTGCCAGGCATGAGCTGCATCAGGCCGCCGGCGCCGGCCTTCGATACCGCGGTGCGCACGCCGCCGCTCTCGGTGGCCAGCACCGCCGCCACCAGCTGCGGCTCGAGCCCGTGCTGCGCCGCCGCCTCCTGGATCAGCGGCCAGTATTCCTTGACCGCCGGCGGCAACGCCTCGCCGCTCGCGCGCCGCGTGATCCAGTCGTCTCCGGCCACGCTGTCGCGGACCGACTTCATCGTGTTGGCCAGGCGGTCGCGGGTCTTGGCGTCGAGCGTGGGCTCGTATTTCGTCCACATCGCCAGCGCGAGGCGGGGGTTGTTCTTGGCGATGAGCTGGTCACGGATGGCGCTGTCGACGACGGCCGACCGGGCCTCCAGCACCATGACCTTCTCGGCGTCGGTGCCCTGCACGCCCATGGTCGCAGCCTGCGCGCGGGCGTTCTCCTCGGCCGCCGACGTCAGGCCCTGCACCTTGTCGACGTCGGCACTGTGAATGGCCGCGTCCTGCCGGATCAGCTCCTGCCGCCCGGCCATCACCTGCTTCTGCCACTCGACGCTCTGGATCGAGACATGGCGCGAGATCGAGTTCGTGACCTCGTTCACATGCCCGTCGAGGATGGTCTGCAGCCGGCGCTTCTGCCACTCGTTGGCGGTCTGCTTCAGTAGGCCGTCCTTGAGGTCGAGCAGGCTCTTGGTCGTGCCCGGCGCCGCCTTGATGGCGTTCTGGCCCTGCTGACGGAAGAAGGCGCTCTCGCCGTTGTAGAGCAAGTCCTGCTGCTGCTTGATGAAGTCGTTGTTCAGCTCCTGCACCCGGTTCTCATTCATCACCGCCTGCTCGCGCAGGGCGATGGCGCCGAGGTTGTCCGAGGCCTGCTCCAGCCGGGCGCCGGCCGCCTGCATCTCGCGCGCCTGCTGGCCGGTGGTGATGGCGTTCGCGGTGCCGAAGGCGGCCTCGTTGCCCGTCACCTGGACGTTCGGGATGGCGGCGCGCGACTCGACGCTGGGCAGCCGGGCGGGGAAGGACAGGAAGTCGGCCATCAGATGCTAGCCCCGTAGCTGCCGCCCGAGTAGGCCGTCGAGCCGGTATAGCCACCGCCGCCTCCCCCGAAGGGATCGATACCGGCCATCTTGTAGCCGCTCCACTTGTTCGCGACGCTCGACGCGCCCGACAGCAGCGTGGCGCCCAAGGTGAACGGCAGCATGCCGGCGGTGCGGCTGGCCGCGGCGTAGCTGTTGCTGGCCCCGGCCTGCAGCAGGCTCGCGTTGCTGCCGGCGCCCCAGCCCTGCAGCCGGTAGCCGTAGGCCTCGTAGGCGGCGTTGCTGCGGATGGTCGCCGCGTCGTACTCGCCGGCCTGCGCGGTGTCCTTCTGGATGTCGAGCGGGCTGCCGGTGTTCACGTCCGCGCCTTGTGCCGCGAGCGCCGCGCGCTGGCTGCCGATCATCTGGCCGGTCTGCAGGCGCTTGTTCTGCTCGGCGATGCGCCCCCGCTCCTCGGCGAGCGAGGCGTTGCGCTCCATGATCTGCTGGTTGTAGCGCGCGACCTGCGCCTGGTAGGCGAGCTGGTTGCCCTGCGCGGTCTGGGCGGCAGACTGCGCGGCGGACTGGTTGATGGCGCCGATCGCCGAGACGCCTGTGCCGACGATGGCCGACCCGATGGAGGCAATGGCGAGGGTCTCAATGCCCATAGGTCACCTTCACAAAGGGGGCGCGGAACGGGCCGACAGGAACCGGCGACCCGATCTGGAAGCCAAGCCAGCGCATCAGGCGGATGGCCTCGACGTACTCGGCGTGGACGTAGTTGGAGAGCCGCCCGAACCGGGCGTGCATCTCGATCACGCGCGCGCGCGAGCGGCGCAGGAACTCTTTCTTTACCCGCTCGACCGGCTCGCCCGTCAGGAACCACGGCGTTGCCTCGCCGCCGACCAGCGCCGTCAGGCCGCAGCCCTGGATCGCGGCGACCTCGCCGTCGACAAGGTAGGTGTGGCTCTCGATGGAGCGGTCGAGGCTGATGCGCAGCGCCTCCAGCGGCTCGATGCCGAGCGCGGCGATCTCGCGCGCATCCCCCGGCCGCAGCCTGATGGCGCGGGCGTGGTCGAGGGTGGCGGGGAGCACCTCAATCACCGACCACCACCTCCGGGAACAGGTCCAGCACCGTCGCCGGCAGCGGATAGCGCTGGCGGAAGAACAGCCGGCCGTTGCGGTTCCATTCCGGCGGGATGACGATGTTGTAGTCGCCGGTCACCGGCTCGATCGCGCTGCCGAGCGGCTGCGTCGAGCGCTGCTTGATTTCTGCCGTCACCGGCCCGAGGTCCTGGTTGATGCCGACCTCCAGCCCGCGGGTGTCCTTCACGCGCACGGTCACCTGCGAGATGTGCGTCATCTGGCCTTGGATCGTGCCGCCGGCCCCCTGCAGCTCGAGGTTCAGCGTCTCGCCGTCGCTCTCGTAGGGCAGGCCGACCGTCACCTTGCTGTAGGAGCCGTCGAGGGTCACGGCGCCACCGGTCACGGTCAGGTCGCGCACCACGCTGCCGTCGGCCAGTGCCACCACGGACTCGCCCTCCAGGTGATCGAGGCCCGAGACGGTGGTCACCGGCGTGCCGCTGTACTGCAGGCCGCAGTCGACGAACCAGGCGTCGGCGATCGTCGGGAAGGTCCGCGAGACCATGCGCTCCAGGTAGAGCTTGCTGGTGCCGCCGATCGTGCGCTGCACCAGCACGTAGACCGCATCCTCGTAACCGCCAAAGCCGTCGGGCTCGGTGATGCTGCACACCGACTTGAACAGCCCGTCGGTCGAGTGCCGGTGCCAGGCGTAGACCTCGTGCTCGCGCATGTAGGTGAAGCCCAGCAGGATGCCGTCGGAGCGCACGTACCAGGCCACCGACCACGGCTCTGCGGCATAGGTGCTCTCAACGAGCTGGTAGGCGGCGCCGGTGTCGTAGATCAGGTGCTGTGCCAGCGCCGACATGTCGAAGGTCTGCCACTTGTCGGCGATGGCATCGAAGCGGAGCGCCCGGATGCGGCCGCCCTTCTCCTGGTGCATCAGGACGTCGCCGGAGGCCTCCAGCGGCGGCATGTGGCTGCTGCCGTGGTTGGTCTGGGGCAGCGTGTAGCAGGATGCCGGGGTCAGGGCCTGCTGCGACGGGCCCGGCCAGCAGCGCCACTCCGCGCCCGACGTGAAGATCAACATGGAGTTGCCCACGGCCAGCAGGTGCCTGATCTCGTTCACCTGCTTGCCGACCAGCGCTCGGGTGATGGCGTCGCTGTCCTTCGTCGGGCTGCTGACGTTCATGTTCGCGTAGGCGCCGACGCAGGTGAACCAGAGCGTCTGCGGCTGATCGAGGGTGGCGCCGTAGGCCTGCCGCTGCATGAAGTAGGTCGAGCAGAAGGGGTTGCTGGTGGCGCCCGAATCGTAGCTGCTGTTGACGGTGATCGAGCCGCCGGACCCGGCGCTGTCGGCCACCGAAAGGGTGACGAGCCCCTGCTCCTCCTGGATCCACGCGCCGGTGCCTCGCGTCACGGCAACCGCGGTGATGGCGCCGGCAACGACCGTCGGGGTGAAGGCGTAGCCGCCGTAGTTCACCACGCCGAGGTAGCTCATGGTGACGGTCGTGTTCGTCGAGTAGCCGGCACCCCCGCTGACCACCGTCACGCCCGAGATGTAGGAGCCGTAGCCGTCCTCGCTGTCGGCCCATTGCGGCAGCAGCTCCGCGCCCGAGCCGGCGCCGTCGGTGATCGTGACGTAGGCGTTCGGGCTGATCTTCTGGCCGGTGGCGGCCGGCGTGACGGAGGTGATGGCCCCGGCCGTGAGCCCGATGGTGACGGAGGTCACCACCTTGCCGCCGTCGATCACCGAGCCCGAGGGGGAGGAATAGCCGGCGCCGGCCGCCGCGATCGTGAGCCCGGTGAAGGTGGTGTAGCCGAACGGCTGCCGCGTACCCGGCGGTGTGGTCGAGATGTCGGGGCCGATGTTGTTGTCCGTCCAGCTCGTGGTCTGCACCTGCGCGACGAAGCCGTAGACCGAGCCGGTCTTCTTGTAGACGTTGTAGTTCGTGCAGTTCGCGACGGCGTTCCAGGTCCAGCTTCCGGCGGTGCCGCTTGACGACCCGACGCCAGCGGACGGCAGGCTTTCTTCGCCGGTGCTGTCGTTGATGGCCGTCACCTGGATGTAGCCGGCCGTGCCGCCGGCCGAGGCGGTCAGGCCAGTCGGCGCCGAGGTCTGCGGGATGAACGACACCAGCGACAGCGTCCAGGCGGTGTGGCTCGACCGGGTGAGCTTGCGCGCCGCGAAGTTCGGGTGCGTCAAGGTCATCGTGTCGGCCGACTGGACGTACTTCAGCAGGGCAAGGTCGGTGTGCGCGTAGGGCGTCGTCACCGTCACGCGGACGCCGGGGCTGCTCTCGACGAAGCCCCAGGTGGTGCCGTTGTACATGGCCACCTGCATCGTGAGGTGGCCGAACACCAGCACGTAGGTCTGGCCGCTGGGCAGCGTGCGGAACTGGAACGGGATCAGCCGGTGGGTCTTGGTGCTGTCGTCGACCTCGCCGATGAAGCGGGTGCCGGGGCGGTTCGAGGCGCCGCCCTGCGGGTGCACCAGCCAGTTCAGCAGGGTGCGGGCGCCGACCTTGAACTTGGCCAGATCGACGCGGCCCCACAGGTGCGGCGACAGCTCGCCGCCGGCGAAGGAGGCCCAGAGCGTCGTGATCGTGGCCATGGGCCTAGACCGAGGTCGGCCAGGGCCAGGAAGACGTCGGGTAGACCTGGCCGATCTCCGCCAGGCCGTCGTCGTAGCCGCGCGCGGCGAGCGCCTCGGGCACGTAGCTGCGGTTCGGTTGGGTCGTCTCGTTGCCGTTCTGCGCCCGCGCCTCGGCCAGCTTCATCATCGCCTGCTTGGCCAGCATCTCGACGCGATCCTGCTTGCCGGTGATCTCGAAGCAGATGCGCGACGCGAGCTCGAGCGCGAAGGCGTCGACGAAGGCGGCATCCCAGCGATTCGGATCGACGACGCGGCCGGTGTAGATCAGCGACACCGGGTTGCTGTTGCAGTACAGGACGCGGATCGGGTTGCCCCCGCTGTCCTTGTCCGCCGCCATCTCCATGAAGGTTTCCGGCAGCAGCAGGAACGGCACGTCGTTGACGTAGCGGACGCGCACCAGGTCGTCGGGCAGGCCGTACTCGTAGGTCCAGCGGGTCGCGGCGCCGCCGGTGCCGGTGACCAGCGACAGCGCCTTGGTGAAGCGGGCGAAGTTCCAGTCCGCGGCCCGGAGCGTGGCGTCCAGCGCCATGTCGTAATGCGACAGGCACGAGTTCGCCTCGAACGACCCTTCGATGATCGAGGTGATCTTGGAGCGCGTGCCGCAGTAGCTGATCGCGGCGTTGCAGAGCGCGGTCTGGTTGATCGCCATCAGTCCTCCGAGGCGCGCGGGCCGCTCTTGCCGTAGACGCGATTCGCGGGCGACAGGTCTTCGTCGACGTCGCTCTCGCTCGCCAGCTCGAGCACCTGCAGCTCGACCATCAGGGGATCGGTGCCCACGGTCGAAATGCGGACCGCCGCGTCGAGGTCGAGCTTGCCGTCGACCGCCGGCAGCTTGTCGCCGAACAGGTCGCGGACCTGGCTGCCGTACAGGCAGATGCGGGCGCCGTAGATGGTGCCCGGGGGCTCGTCGGACCCGGGCTTGGTGAGGTCGACGCGGGCCATCAGGCGGCGGCCTGGTCAGCGGGGACGGCGGGCTGCTGCGGCGTCACGCCCTTGGCGCGGGCCTTGGCGGCGGCGTTGAGCGGGATAAGGTTCTCGCCCGGCTCGCCCAGGTACTCGACCTCGGCGCCGTCCTCGTGCATCTGCCAGTTGTCGAAGAAACTGCCCTTGACGCGGTAGCGCGGGGCGGCGGTCTTGGTGTCGTTCATGCGGGGTCTCCGGTCGAGGAGGAAGGAGGAGACCGTGGTGGAAAAACCACCACGGTCCCCGGATCGTCAGCTCGAGGCGCCCTTGAGCACGATGAAGTTCAGCACCAGCGCCTCGCCGAGGGACCCGGCGGTCAGGTTGCTCACCGTGATCTCGCAGGAGCCGGCGGCCGTGGCCGTGACGCCGACGCTGTAGGCGGCCGAGGTGCCGCCCGAGGCGATGCTGACCACGACCACGTCGACCGCAGCGATCTGGCTGTTGGTCAGCGTGAAGGCCACCTCGGCGCCGGCGCCGAGGGAGGCGTTGTTCATCGTGATCTGGCCGGCGATCTTGTTCAGCGTCACGCCGGTCGACTTGCTGCTCGCCTGCGTGACGGTGCCGCCGGCGCTGACGCCGGTCTCGATGCCGATCGACGCGGCGGTGAGGGCCGCCGGGCCGCTGTCGTCGCCCTTGCGGACGCGCTGGGTCGTGCCGTCCTGCTTGATGCCGGAGACGGTCGACGGGTCGTTGAAGAAGCCAGTGTTGGGCATGGGTCAGTCCTCAGGCCGTGTAGCCGACGCCGTAGGGGATGTTGTGCTGGTTCGCGGGAACCAGCCCGGCGGTGATGGCGCCGGCAATCATGGCCGCCGTGCCGATGACGAAGGCCAACCGGTAGTACCGGTAGACCGTGGCGGCCGTTGGGGTGGACGGCAGGCCGCCGCGCAGGAAGGCGTAGCCCTGGGTCAGCGACGCCACCGCGACGGCGTCGGACTGCGACAGCGTCACGAAGGTGGCGTTGTCGGTCGACGCCTGGATCTGCACCTGCAGCGTGGCCGAGCCGCCCGACGTGAAGGCGGTGACGACGCGGCACATCAGCTGCAGGCGGTCGATGACGGCGTCGCCGGGATCGCGGGCGACGCCGAGGTCGATCACGTCCGAGTAGGTCGTGCCGACGGAAGTCGGCGCGTAGGCCGAGCAAAAGAGGTTCTGCTTGTCGAGGATCATGGTTGGTACTCCTTCGCGGCGCCGATCAGGTGATGCGCGCTTCGGTGTTGGCGAGCTGGTCGCAGATGCGGATCGGGATGCCGCGGAAAGCCGTGTAGGGCTTCGAATCACGGGTCTCGATCGTCAGGAAGTTGTTGGTCTTCGCCAGCGCCTGGATGTCGAGCGCGGTGCGGACGGTGCGGTTGCAGTAGAACGCGAAGTTCACCTGCCCCGGCCGGGTCACGGTGCCGCCCTGCGCGCCCGGAGGCGGCGAGTTGCCGGCGGCCGAGATGAACGGCACCTTGTTGGCGGCGGTGATGAGGTAGTTCAGCAGGTTGCTGGTCGTCACCGCGCCCGAGGTCACGTTGATGTTGCAGATGCGGACCGCGAAGCGCCAGTCGCGCAGGGTCAGCCCGCAGTCCCACTTAAAGTGGGTGCGGTAGCCCTGGTAGACGTTCTGGTTCTGGTCGTAGAGCGCGACCTCGCCGAGATCGCGGACCTGCAACCCGGCCTTGCTCCCCTTCGGGAAGATGCCGTGGCAGGTGTTCTGGCCCCAGCCGATCAGCCACATCGAGGTGTTGGTCGAGCCGACGCCGCCGGCGTCCACGATGTTCTGGCCGTTGGTCGCGGTCAGCGAGTTGTACCGCGGCGCGAGCCCGGTGAAGCGCTCCGGGTTGGCCTGCTGGTTGCCGTACACGACGGTGTACTGCATGGACTGGTTCATCGACTCGATGAAGGCCATGTCCTCGCCCAGCCGGAACTCGGCGGTGTTGCCGTTCAGGTCCGCCAGCGTCTTGTCGATGTCGCTGTAGGCCTCGAGCATGCCCGTCGCGTCGCGGATCTGCGCCGTGGTGCTCTTGGACTTCTGGACGCCGTAGTTCAGCAGGCGCCAGGTGGCGGACGGCAGGCCGGTGCGGACGGTGGTCTTGTGACCCGCGCCGTCGTTGGCCTCCATCCACAGCATGTCGGTCAGCATCTCGTTGGTCTGACCGAGCAGCTCGATGACCGCCGCGGGCTTGCCCCCAGCGTCCAGCCGCGTCGCCCATTCTGCCAGGGTGAGCGCGGTCGAAGCGATCGTTGCCATTCGCTACTCCTTGAGGTTCAGGCGTCCGCCGACTGCTTCGGCTGGTCGCCATAGATCACTTGGGCGGGATTCTTCGGCGAGGCCGCGGGGGCGCCATTGCCAGCCGCGAACCGGTCCTCGGACATCATCCGTCCCATTGCCACGAAGGCCCTGACGACGGCGGGATTGTTCCCGGCTCCGGTCAGGTCCAGCGCTTCCTTGAGGCCGGGGATCCCCAGCCGGTCGATCGCGTTGGCGGCGAGGCCGAGGCTCGACTGGAGCTTCGTGCCGCCGATCTCGGGATCGGCCTTGATCTCGTTGACCCAGGTGGTCTGCAGGTCGGCGTAGGCCTTGGCGTTGGCCTGGGCGAGCGCCTGCATCTGGCCGGCATGGAAGTTGACCAGCTTCTGCGCCTGGTCCTGCGAGAGGCCCATGTCGGCGAACAGCTCGGTGGCCTGCGCCGTCAGGGCCTCGTCGAGCTTCACGCCCTCGGGCGCCTTGAAGGCCTCGTAGGTCGGCCGCGCCGGGTCCTTGAGGCCGAGCTCGGTCTTGACCTCGTCCGGCAGGCCCTTCCAGGCCTCGACGCGCTGCTCCTTCGAAAGCGCTTCCCAGGCGGCGAGCTTGGCGTCCTTGCCCTCGGCCTTGCTGAAGGCCTCGACCTCGGCGGCGGGCGCCGGCGGCGGATCGCCAGCGGGCGGCGTGGCCGGCGGGGTCGCGGGCGCGCCGAGCAGGCTCTGGTCGCCAGTCGCCGGCGCCATGGCCGGCGGCGGCGTGTCACTCGGCGGGGTCGGGTTCGGCGGCGCTTCCGCCATCGGTCACTCCATCGGGGTTGGGGTTGAGCACGTTGCCCAGGACATCGCCGAGCGGGCGCAAATCGCCGAGCTCGCGGAGGTCGTTCAGAATCTTGAAGCCGACGGCGCGCTGGCCCTCGCGGAACAGGATCGCGTCCTGCGCCATGGCGAGCTGGGTCGTCTGCATGCAGCGGGTCTCGCGCACCAGGTCGGCAAGGTACTGCCGTCCCCTGACGTCGGATACGACCCAGAGCAGCGCCTCGCGAACGCGCGCCCTCTTGGTCCGCAGCGCCTTGCCGCGCTTCTCGACGTAGGTCTGGTTGCCGAGGTCCACGGTCATCAGTGCGGCCTCAGGATCAGGCTGCCGGCGGCGGCGTCATCCAGCACGGCCTTGATCTCCGCCAGGAGCTGGTGGCGCACGGTGCTGTCGGGCGCCTGGCGGATCAGGTCCCGCATGACGAAGGCGAGCGCCGCGGCCAGGTCGTTGCCGTGGATCGAGCCCAGCCCGAGGCCCTTCGCCTCCGCGAAGTCCTGCACGCCGGCGTGGATGGCGTCGCGCATGCCGCGGACGTGGTCGGGGTTCTGGATCATGGATTGCTTCCCACCATCGCCTGCACGGCGTTCTGACCACCGCCGACGTCGATCGCGGCGGCGTCCTTGCCGGCCTTGGCCAGCACCTCCATCCGCGCCAGCGCCGCATCCTGCTGCTGCTGCTTGGCGCGCTGGGCACGGATTTGCTGGGCCTGCTCCTTGTCGACGGTGATCGAGGCCGGCACGCCCACCATGTCGACGTAGCTGTCGATCGTGCCGTCGGGGTCGAGGCGGTCCAGCACCTCGGGCTTGAGCTGCCCGATGGCGGCGGCGAACTGCCAGACGCGCTCGATGGTCGACGTCGAAGCCGCCTTCTGGGCCGCGGCCAGCATGGAGATGAACTCGACGCCCATGGTGGCGATCGGCAGGCCCTCGGGCGGCGGCGGGATCATGCCGCGGCGCGCCATCACGTTGAACACGCGCTTGACCAGCGGGTCGAGCAGCTCGTCGTGCAGCCGCTCGAGCACCGGCCCGAGCATCAGCATCTTCTCCTCGTGCCGCTCGTCGATCTCGCGCGCGGTGATCTCGCGGCGGTCGCTCTCGGCCATCATCAGGAACAGGTCGGCGTAGAACGCCTGCTTAATTCGATCCTGCGTCGTGGCGATGTCCTCGCGCAGCGCGTTGATGCTCTCGGGGTGGACCTGAAAGGCCGGCTTGAATTCGGCGCCGCCGGTGGCGACAAGCGTCAGGCCGCCGGGCAGCAGGCTCGCCGGCTTGTTGTCGAGCTCGGGCGGCCCGACCATCGGCGGCTTTGACAGCTTGTCGATCACCTCGAGCTTGCGGCGCTGCTGCTGCTGCAGCTGCTGCGCGTCGCCCAGCGCCACCCAGCCCGGCGCCCCGCCGCTGCCGTACGTGTCGGTGCCGGCGATCTCCCAGCGCGGGCACATGCAGGGAAAGTCCTCGTAGCCCGAGATCTTCAGCAGCATGTTCTCGGACTGCTGGCCGCGCTCGAACCAGACCGACCGCCACGGGAAGCGCGTCGCGAGGTGGCCGCCCCAGGGGTAGCCGCCCTGCTCGACCGGTCGCTGGGTGGGCGCCGCGGCTTGCGGGTTGGGCTCGATGGCGTGGATGATCTCGTACTCGCGGTCGAGCGAGACGCCGTTGTCGTACATCGACCGGATGGTCGCCGACACACGCTCGCGGCCGAATCGCTCGACGATCTGGCGCACGGTCCAGAACACCGAGCGGTAGATCGTGTCGACCGACAGACGGTTGCTCGAAGCCAGCCAGTACTCGCCGGCGGTGAGCGCGTAGCCGCGGACGATGTCCTCGAAGTCCTCGTCGATCCAGAGCGCCGCGGTGCCGAAGTTGCCGATCTCGGCGTAGACGGTGTGCAGGCAGTTGTAGACGTTCGACCGGGCGATGACGTCCAGCATCCGGCGCTGAACCTCCTCGCACCACGCCCGGACGTCCTCGCGCTTGTTCGCCTCGTCGTCGGCGAAGCGCAGGCGGAACCAGGGTCGCGCCGGCGAGCTGATGCCGGCCATCATGCCCGACGCCATGATGCGGCTCGCCAGCAGGCCGGTGTTGTCGATGATCCGGGTGTCCTTACGGCGACCCCGGGTGTAGTCGTTGGTCGACTGCACGAACCGGCCGCGGCGCGGCGCGAACTGCGAGGCGATGTCGCGCCAGGTGCCCCAATAGCCGGAACGGTCGGCATCCAGCATCTGCAGGCGCGTGATGAAGAACGACCGCAGCCAGGGGTCGTTGAGGTCCGCCTTGTCGTCGCCTGCCACAGCAGCCTGTGCCATCGCGTCGGTACTCGAACTCTACAGGGGCCCGGTACTCTGGGCTCCTTGGGGTGACGCGACGGCACAGGGCCCCCGCGAGGAACTCGTTACTGGCCGAGCAGCGTCTTCGACTGCACGGTCGCCGGCTTCAGGTCTCCCTGCCCGCCGGTCAGGATCGTGCCGCTGTAGCCGCCGCTCGCCGCGAGGCGCTGCTGCGTCTGCTTGGCGGCGTCCACCACGGACTTGTCGACCAGCGTCGGGGGCGGTGGCGGGGCGGCAGGAAGGGGCTGCACCTGTGGAGGTGCATACGATCCGCCGCCGCCCATGATTGCGCCCATGGCGGCGGAACATACACGCCAGGCCCCGAAGGGCCGGCAAATGGGCAATAGAACTTGCGTCACCGGATGCGCGCGCCTAGCGTTGCCGGCCATGCGATACGCCCTTGCGCTGACCGCGCTTTGCCTCGGCGCCTGCACCACATCCGGCGACATGCTCCAGGCCGGCTGGCCGAAGTTGAAAGGCCAACCACTGCAATCCGCCATCGATCGCTGGGGCTACCCCGAGCAGGAGCAGGTGATTGCCGGGGCCAAGGTCTACACCTGGCGATCGTCGAGCCCATTCATCGCCGAGGCGCCGGCGCAGCGCACGACCGTCACACCCTACGGCACCGCCTCGTCCTACGGCTCGGCACCGGTCGCCACGACGATCGGCTGCACCATCAAGCTGTCGACGAACGAGGCCGGCATCATCCAGACCATGCAGTATCAGGGCGAGAACATGGGCTGCTACCGCTACGCCTCGGCGCTGGAGCGCTAGGCGGCTTCCAGCGGGTCGTAGTCGTGCACCGTGGCGTTCGGCCGGCGGTTCCAGGGTAGAGCGCTGTTCTTCACCGTCGCGATGTTGGCCAGGCACACGGCGTCGCCGCGGTCTGGGGACCGGCCGATGCGCTTGATGATCTCGTCCTTCCGCTCGACCTGGATGCCGTTGACCTTCAGGCTCCACTTCGGGGCGCAGAGGTCGGCACGTAGCTTGGGATCCGGCGGCAGGGCGAGCGGCGCCTCGGCCGTCGGGTCCAGAGCCTCCCGCATGCGCCACCACACCTCGGCCCGCAGGTTCACAAAGGCCAGGTTGCCCTCGCGCGACCGGCCGAAAGACTTCTCGGCGCCGTTGACCCCGACCGTCTGGACGTTGTTCTGGACCAGGAAGTCGAAGGGCGACGCGCCCCAGCCCACAATGTCGATGTGGACCGGCGCGCCGTTGCGCCGCGCGCTGATCACCTGGCCGGCGACGGTGGGGCCATCGGGCGACGCAGATCCCGGCGACGCCACCAGCTCGTCGAACCAAGCGCCGTGGCGCCGACTGATGATCGTCTCGTCCTTGCCGCCGCGCGAGACGTCCACGCCCATGCTGTCCATCTCACCCTTGGCGTCGCGGGGCTTCCAGCGAGCCTGCGCCTGGCGCACCCACTCGCTCGGGATCACCTGCCAGGGATCGTCCTGGATGCCCGCTGCGAAGTCGCCCTTCAGCATCTGGCTGCGCAGTGGCTCGGGCAGCGACTGCAGGGTGGCGACGTAGCCGGTCTCCAGCAGGAACGGGTTGTCGGCGATGCGACTCGGGATGAACGTGCGCGACAGCGGCTTGATGGTCTCACCGCCATGCTCGAAGGGCTCGCCGCTCTCGACCTCGACGTCCTTGCCATCGATCGTCGCGAACCACCGCAGCTCGCCGGGCTCAGCTGGGCTGGGGTGGTCCTTCTGCAGCCAGGGGCCGAAGAACTCGATCACCCACTGGCCCTCGGCCGTCGTCGGCGGGTTGAACGTCATCAAGACGCGGCAGCGCTGGCCAGGGATCGTGGTGCGGACCCAGCCCATCAGGAAGCGCGCCTGGGCCTCGAGGAAGTTGGTCGCCTCGTCGAGGCCGAGGAAATCCTTCGGGCGGCCCTGGTGCTTGCGCTCGTCACCTGCGTTGGGCGTCGAGCCGAACTGGATCTTCTGACGGCCCCGGTCCCAGACGTTGAACTTGTTCAAGCGGACGGGCTCACCGACGATCTCCCCCAGGCGCTCGATGATGCCGCTGAGCTGTGTGGCCTCTCGCCGGAAGATGCCGGTCAGCGTGTGCTGGGTGAGCGCCAGGCCGCACATCAGGTCGGTCTTGCCGCCGCCGGCCGCACCGCCGTAGCCGATAATGTCGGCCTCACTCTCGTAGGCCATGGTCTGCGGGCCGGGCAGCGGCGTCCACGGCGGACCCGCGGTCAGCAGCGCGTCAAGCTCCTTGCGCTCGTCCTCGGTCAGGTAGTCGAGAAGCCCGCGGGCCCGCTCGACCAGCGAGCTCACGTTTTGCCCTTCTTGCGCTGCACCGCACGCTCGAGGAGCGAGGCGACGCGGGCGGCGCGCTCCGTCTCGGTCAGCACGGCGATCGGGCCGCCGTCAGCGCCCGTCAGCTCGGTGGACTGCTTCGGCTTCCCATAGGCGCGGTCGAGGATGTGCGCCGCCGCCGCCACGCGAGCCGCATCGCTCTCGCTGCTCTGCATGACTTGGTGCAGGGTTTTCAGCGCGTCCGGCGTGTACTGCATCGCCGCCTCGCGAATGTCGCGGGTCGCCTTGTTGGGGGTGCCCTTCTGCCGGCCGCCGGTCTTGTGGCCGCGTGCCATCTATTTCCCTCTGTTTTCCGTGGCTATCAGAGTGTCATTGCCATGGCCGCCATCGCGACCATCGTCGCCTTCGGCGCGCGTCGCTGCGTCCAGTCGGTCCAGCCTGCGCCGGTCACGACGCGCATGCGATAGGCAGCGCCGGCGCCACGATACTCGTTCCGGGTCTCGATCTCCAGCAGCCCGCGGGCCTCGAGCTCGCGCAGGTACGGCCAGACGCGCTGCTTCGGCAAGCCGGTCCAGTCGATGAAATCCCGCCGCGTCGGGCAAGCCTTGTCGCGATGCCGGTCGATGAGCTTGAGCACGACCTGGGCGAGGCGCTCGGGGTCGAGGGGCTTCAGGGGCCTACTCATGCAGCCTCCTGCCGCTCAGCCCGCTCGCCGGTCTTCGCGGTCCAGTCCTCGATCCTGGTGCTGATCTGCCAGCGGCTCGCGATCTGCTGCACCTGGTCGAAGAACACCTCCGGGCTCCTCGGCGGAACGCCTCCGAACTCGATCCGCCGCTGCTGGCTGATCGCGCGATGCCGCCCCTGCTGCAGTTCCTCGACGGTCAGCACGATCGCCGCCGGGTTGTCCGACCACGACCGGAACGAGGCGTGCAGGCTGGCGATGTGGCGTAGCGCTCGAGCGACTTCCGGGACGCCCTTCGATGCGCGGTCGCCCTGCCGTTCCCACCACTGCTCCAGCAGCCGCATCATCCGCTCGTTGCGGGCGGGGATGTCGAGCTTCTTGCCGCCTTTGCCCATGCTTGAAACGCGCTCGGGCATCTCGGCCTCGAACTGCGCCGGCACCGGGAAGGGCTGGCGCATCGTGGGCTTGAACGACGCCAGCACCGCGGTCGCCGCCTCGGCCAGGTGCGGCCCCTCCCTGCCCTTCAGCCGGGCGTAGAACACCGGCTTGAACGTCGCCATGGCCTCGGGCGTGGCGCCAGGGTACGCGGCGAGGATACGCCGCAGCAGCTCGTCGACGGTCACTTGATGGCCTCCAGGCAGGCTTGGATGCGGCGCTTCTCGAAGGTCTCCAGATCGCTGGCCGTCTGCGGTTTCTGGGTCTTGCGCATAAACCCTCGCCACGTCGCGGCGGGGCTGAAAGTCCGCGTGGCGTTGGCATCGCACCAGTCCCGGAAATCGCGCATTCGCCGCTCGAACAGCGCGTCGTCCATCCACGGAAACTCGGCACGCACAGCCGCCGTCTCGGCCTCGGATGGGCTCCAGGCCTCGTCGATCAGCGTCGAGCGGCTGACTGGCTCGCGCGGAGCGCGCCCCTCGGCACCAGACTCGGTCTTAGCCACAGGTATTGGATTCTTCTGGTTTCTGGACTCTGGATTCTGAGGGTTGGCTGGGGGGTTAACCCCCCTGTTGGGTTGTCGCCGCAGATTGGGATTACCCCCTCCGCTACCGTTCTCGCGGTCGCGCTCGGCCTTGGCCTTATCCCTGACCATGCGCCGGGAGAAGATGACGCCGGCCGGCATGTCGCTGGGGATGAGGGCAGCCACATCCCCCGGCATCGTCTCGCCGGTCACGCTGTAGACGTTCGCCTCCCCAAGCTCGCGCAGCAGCGCCTTGACCTCGCGCTCCGATCCGCCCAGTAGCCCGGCGAGCTGGCGCGCCGTGGGTGTGATGCCCTCGATCAGCAGGAAGCCGTAGGCGGTGCCTTCGTGCATGAGGGTCATCATGTCGAACCACAGGCCGCGGGCCGCGAAACTGCACATGCGCAGCGCGGCGTCGGCGCGCCAGTCCTTCGTGTAGAGCTTCAGCCAGGGCTGGCGCTTCTCGCTCATGCCGCCCTCGCCTGCACCACGATCCGCCCGGCATCGGCGCCGCCGCGCACGATGGTGATCGCGGTGACGTTCCGGTCGTCGTCGATCCTGTTGGCGGCGACCAGCGCGTCGAGCGCGGCCTTCAGCCTGTTGTCGAGGTCGCCACGCATCGTGGCCGGCACGCACAGCGACACTGCGACGGCGCCAGCGATCCGTCTCGGCGCCGGAACCTGGGCGAAGATCGACAGGATGGCGTCGCGCCTCCACGCCTTGTACCGACGCGATTTCACGCGGCCCTTGCCGGGCACATTCACGAACAGGTTGTTCGTCGGCGGCGGCAGCGGGAGGGTCACGGTAAAGCTCACCGCCGCCCCCTCAGCGCCGCCGTGCGGGCGTCCTCCATGGCCTTCCTCGCCCGGTGCGTTCGGGTGCGCGCGAACCGCTCGGCAGCCACATCGGCGGCGAGCTCGAGCGCGATCAGGAGGGCGGCGGGGCACCGGGTGCGTCTCAATGCACGATCCCCCGAGGCAGGGCTTTGTTCGCTACGGCGATCAAGTCTTCGATGTGGCGCAGCGCTTCCATGGGGCTCCGCTCGACGCGGACAAGGCAGCGCTTTGCCTCCTCCAGCTTGTTCGCCGTGTAGATCATATCCCTGAGATCGAGGCAGCCGTCCTCGACGTTGACTTCTTTGCGCCCCTCGCGCTCCGACACCTCGGCGCGGTTCAGCATCGCCAGCGCCGCCTCTTTGCCCAGGCGCTTGACCAGCGCCTCCACCAAGGTTTCCGGCTCGACCTCGTAGGCCAGGTCGACCTCGACGCGCGCCTCGCCGTAGGCGGTGACAGTCGTGCCTCGCGTTCTCACGCCACCGCCCTCCCCGCGCGCCGGTCGAGAAACGGCGGGATCTCCAGCGAGTCGGCTTCTATCGCCGCGTGGTCGATGGCGGGCTCGGCAGGCCGCATCACATGCCTGTGCAGCAGGCCCTCGAATTTCGCCTTGACCTCTTCAGGGTCCGGCTGCGGAACGCCGGCCGCAATCTCGGCGGCGATCTCCTCGCCCTCCTGCTCCGCTTCGGCCGACATGGGGATTCCCATGTCGGGGCTGGATACGGGATTTCCCGTTTCCAAAGCGGGCTCGGTGATTTCGCCGGTCGCGGGGTCGTGTCCCTGGGACGCTTCCTGGGACACCGCTGGGACAGCCAAAGCCCTGTGAATGCTGGACTTTGACACCCCGGTACGCTCCGCAGCTTGTCTCAGGGACAGGCCGCCGACCTCGACCAGCTCGACCGCCATGCCGAGGGCGTGGGCGTAGGTGTCGCGCAGGGCGTCGCGCTCGGCGCGGTCGTTCGCGTCCATGCGGCGCTCCTGCACCAGCCAGCGAATCGTCTTCACGTCGTAACCGACGCCCTTGGCCTCGGTCAGCACGTCCTTGATGTCGGCGCCGATCGCCTTGCGCTCCTCCTCAAGCTTTTCGACGCGCTCGACGAAGCTCTGCAGGCGCGGGGCGTTCACGGTTGCGGGCTTGGTCATTGCATCCCTCCGTTCACCCGCGCCACCGCGCGGCGTGCGCGCTCGAGTTGGCGATCGATGATCACCGCGGCCGCCGGAGACGGCGTGGCGCCAAAGTTCTCGACCGGCCCGGAGACAGGCTCCTCGACCGGATCGGCCCCATCCTCGACAGCTGCCGGCGCCTCGGTCTCCTCCGCCGCCATCAGCTCGAACTCGTGCACCAGGTCGCGGGCGGTCTTCAGCATGGCGAGCAGGGTGCGAAGGCGGTCGCTCACGACACCCCCGCCATGTCGATCGCCTGCGCCTGGCTGACCCGCTGCCCGCCGACCCAGACGAAGCCCTTGCCCGCCGCGCCCTCGACAATCTCGGCCGAGAAGACCGGCGCAAACCGCCGTTGCAGCCGCGTCAGCGCGCGCTGGTAGACGGTGAGATCCTGCGGCGTGCGCAGCTTCGCGTCGCGCTTGGCGGCCGCGGCGGCCTTGGCGTCGGCGGTCTGCTTGCCGCTCGCGGTGATCGTGACCACGCGCAGGGTCGAGCCGGGGACGCCGGCGGTCTTGACGACGCGCCAGGTGATGCGGCCCTCGCGCCCGAGGCGATCGTAGGCGACGTCGACGTGCTTCAGCGGCAGGCGCAGCAGGGCCGCGGTCTGGCTCATGCTCGGCACTGCCCGGCCGTGCTCGGCCGCGGCGACCAGCGTCTCGTAGACCCTGGCAGTCGCGGCGACCAGGTCAACCTCGCTCGAGCGGCGGTAGGCGGCTTCGGCCATCACCTACTCCCTCGGTTCAGCAGCCGCATCGCCGCGTCGAACAGCTTCTCCGCCCGCTCGCGGAGCTTGACCACGCGCGAGAGCATCCGCTGCGCTCGCCAGCGCTGCCAGCGCGTCCAGAGACGCGCGAGCCTCCCGATGAGCCCGCTCGATTCGTTCGTATTCATCAGCCCCCAACCTCAGTCTCTCTCGGTAGAACAGGGCCTTCGCGCGCCGATACTTGAGGCCCGCGCGGCGCGCTCCGGCCGATAGCCAACTCTCGCGGGTGGCACTCCAGTCCCGCGGGCCACACAACCCGACGAACATTTCCCATGCGCGGTCAGTAGCGGTCATTTTGCGCGCCCTTTCCGCGTTTGCGTCTGAACTTTCCGGCCTCTCGGACAACATCGCCTCCATGCTGTTGGGCATGGAGCACATCTCGAAAGCAGCCCGC